CGGAGTCGAGGCAGCATGAGGTTCGGGGTCGATCCGCCAGAAGAGGAGGGCCCGGCGCCGCGAGACCCGGACCAGTGCGACTGTGGCCTAGGCCCCTGCGCACGGAGGCGGGCGGCAAGGTCGTGCTCGGGGTTGCGATGATGCTGTTGGGTCTCTGGCTACGCGCGCGCTAGTATCCCCCGGTGGCTATGGTTGCCACACGCCCCCGTCGAATCCCTCCAAGGTTGCTCGACGGGGGTTTTTCTCATAGGGTCCAAGTCATTCGAGCGGGCGGAGTAGTGATACTCCCCCGTCCACTTCGCCCGCTCGGGTACTTTTCAATGACCAAGCCGGGTGAGCGCAAGGCAGGGCGAAAGAAGGGGCACGAGCACTGGGTGCTCGACGACGCGGGCGAGCGGACGGCGCTCACTCCCGCTCTCGGCGCTGCCCTCGTCGCCCACTCGCGCGCCGGGCGCTGGCCCCAGAGCGCGGCGGTGCTCTGCCATGTGACCCCCGAGACGCTGCTCGGCTGGGTCGAGCGGGGCGCGGAGCAGTGCGCGCTCGAGCCCTACCGGTCGTTTGCCGAAGCGTTCCTCGAGAGCGAGATGCAGAATTGCGCGGACCTCGAGAGCGTGGTGCAGGCGGCCGCGCTCGGTCGGAACCCCAAGCCCAAGGGCGGGCGACGGGGCCCGGACGTGGAGACCGCCAAGTGGCTACTCGAGCGCCGCTACGCCTTCCTGTGGAAGGGCGGGGGCCTGGCAGCGGCCAGCGTGGTGGCGAGCAGCCAGACCCGCAAGGCGCTGCGCGAGAAGGCCGAAGCGTACCTGGCGCTCCTACCAGACCACGAACGCGCCCGAGCCCGCGAGCTCGGCTTCATGCTGGTTGAAGGGAGTAGGACATGAGCACACCGGACCCGACACACGAGACCCGCGGCGTAATGGTGCTGCGCGGGGCAACGGCGCTCGCGCACCTGTACAGTGGCGCCCCCTGGCGGCAGGTCGCCGCTCTCGTCGCCGCGACGGTGGCGTGCCTTGCGCTGGCGACCACCCCCGACGGGGAGCCATGACGAAGCGCAAGCGACTGCCGGCGGGCGTCATTGCCCAGGCCAAGCCCGGGGGCAGCGAGCTCGAGTGGATCGTCATGTGCCCGGGGTGCGGCGAGCTAGTGCCCGCGGATCTCATGATGTCGACGCCGGGGCGACTCGGCTACGCCATGTGCGAGCAGTGTTGGGCCGAGCTCGAAGCGGAGACGACGCGGCCCGTGGACGTCGGGCCCAAGTACGCGGCGCTCTGCGCGCTCGTGCCGGTGGCGCCGTGAACTGCTGGCAGGTGTTCCTGCTCGTCGCGTTGTGCGGGGCCGTGGTGGTGGCCGTCGTCGACTACATGCAAAAACCGTACTGAGGTTTTGGGGCTGGCCCAGCATCCGCGCTGGGCAGGTGAGGCCATTTGCCCCGGCGGGGTGTTATATACCGGCATGGGGATTTGGCTTGCGGTGGGCTTCGCGGCGCTGCTCGCGACGGGGCTCGGCACGTTGCTGGTCGATGACCGGCGCAGGGCGGCGCGTGACGCGGGCTTTCACCATCGGATTTCGACCCTCGAGCGCGAGATGCTGTCCGTCAAAAAGCAAGTCGGATGGTGCGACGACAAGGCACTGACCGTGCGCTTCGCCGTGCCTCAGCCCGTGCGCAAGAACGCCGAGACCGTCACGCCGCCAGCTTGCCCGCATGCTCGTCGGGGGTGAGCTCGAAGTGCGGGAAGTCTTTCAGGCGCTCATCCGTCGTGCGCCCGTCGTTGTCCCAGTCGCCGCCCCAGCGGATACCGATACCGAGCTCGGCGGCCACGGCGAGGACGAAGCCCGCGAGCACCGCGTAGCGCGCCGTGTCCTTGGCGTCATACGGGTACGGGGCGAGATCCACGGCTAGGGACGGGGTGCGATTGTGCAGCGAGAGAGGCCATGCCTTGGTCGTCGCCCCCGAGGCCAAGGCTTCGGCTTGCTCGCGCTCGCCCCTATGCCCGCACACGACCGAGAAGTCGAGGCGCGCGGGGGTGCGCCGCGCGACTTCTTCGACGAGTAGACGCAGGCGCGGGTGACATGTCGCGAGCTGCGCCGCGCTCGCCTGGCTGAGGTGGTTCATGGCTGCGCGCCATCGTGAGCCGGCGTGTAACAGAAGCCAAGTGTTACACGCTGTCACGCCGCGTGACGTTGCACGTGCAACCCGCCGCCAACGACTTGACCGGCGTGCCAACGTATTGGAAGCTACGCGAGCCCAGGGCGCGACTTCCGAACGCGGTCGTAGTCCCCGGGCAACAATTATCTCGAGGCCCTGGGCGGTGAGGCTTAGGTGCGGCGGCAGCGCCGCCCAGGGCGCGGGACCTCGGTCCTCAGGACTTGGGCCCATCCCCACCCCGCGGGGATTCGAACGAGCGGGAGCGGCCAACCGTGAAGGCCTGACAACACGAGAGACGCACCCGAGCGTCAGACCATCGGAGGCAAACCCCCTAGCCCCTGAAAGTCTAATCTCCCGTGGGAACTACCTTCACCGAACAGCTACTCAAGCGCAAATACGCCTCGGGCGCCAAGGTCCAGCACGCTGGGCTTCTCGCCACTCGCTTTCTCAAGGACTGCAACACGCTCACCGATCCGGGCGGAGAGAGCTTCAATAGCTTTCTCACCATCTCGGGCGGCGTCGGCTGGTCGAGCACGCGCACCGCGGCGCAAGCCATTGCCGACCAGGGCGGGCAGCGCGGCAACGGCGCCTTTCAGCAGATCCGCAACAGCTACGGCAAGATTGCGGGCGAAGTCACGATTCGTGAGTTCGCCATCAAGCAAGCCGAGAGCGGCTCGGCTGCCGCCATGCGAGCCATCGGCGCACACGTCGACTTACATCTGAAGCAATTCGGACAGATGGCAGAGTGGATGGTGATGGGCCACCGGGGCCTGTCGCTCTGCACGTTCACTATCTCGACCGGGGTCTGCACGGTCACGAGCAACCCCGAGCACATCAGCCGCATTCGTCCTGACATGCTGCTCGTCGCGTCCGCGGCGGACGGTACCAGCGGCACGTTACTCGGCTCGGGCTCGGTCGGCTTCGTCATCGCCGTGACCCGCTCGGGCGCGTCTCCGACCTTCACCGTCTCGGCCACGAGCGGCGGCGCCGCGGGCACCCCGGCGAGCTGGACGGGCACCATGTTCGGCTTCATCAGCGGCACCTGGTTCGGTAGCACCGGAGCGGGCGGCGCCGATGGCGGCACGAACGAGGCCTTTGTCATCGACACCATCGATTCGTGGGTGCCGGCGGCCGCGCCGGCCGCAACCGCGTTCAAGACGATGGATCGCACCATCGACGAAGTGCTCGGCGGCGTGCGGCTCACGGCGGCGGAAGTCGCAACGCTCAACATGGCGCAGCGGCTCGAGCTCTTGGCCGTGACGGGTCGCTCTCGCTTCGGCTGGGATGATACGGCGGGCTACCGCGCCTACGTGCATACGACGCGCTTCAATGAGCTGAACCAGCTCTTGCAACGCACCGACATGCGCCAGGCGGGCTACTCCGGCAGCCAGAGCAAGAGCAGCTACGGGTACAACGTCATCAGCATGTGCTCGATCGGCGCGAACGTCGAAGTCGTCGATGCGCCCTTCATGGATCCGACCTTCGCCTGGATGCTGAACCCGAAGAACTGGCTCCTGCATTCGTCCGCGGGCTGGCCTGCGGTCATGGACGATGACGGGCTCAAGTTCATCAGGAAGAGCACGCTCGACGCCTACTCGCTTCAGTACACCGGCTACGGCTCGTTCCGCACCGACGACCCCAGCAAGACGGGCCGCGTCCCGCTCACCTGATCTCATGAGCAACAATAGCGAGAAATACTACTTTGGCGCGGCGGGTGACATCTTCGTCCGACCCCTGAAAGTGCGCCTGCGCGGCACTTTCACGGCGTCGGGCGCGACCGTTACCATGTCGACCACGCGCCACCAGAGTCACCCCGGAGCGCTCTGCACCGGGGCGAGCGGCACGTACGCGGTAACCGGGCTCCCGACGGGGCTCGACTACCATGTCGTTGGCGCCCACATCAATCCGGGCACGGGCACCAAGCTCGTCAACAATGCGGAGGTGAGTGCGCGGGACGCGAGCGCCGGCACGCTCACGTTCCTGACACGCCAGTCGAGTGACGGGGTCGTCGCGGCGCCCGCCGACGGCACCACCTTCGAGATGACGCTCGACGTGGAGGGGGGCGGCTGATGTCGAGCAAGGGCCTGATGCTCATGCTCGACGGCCCGCCGAAGGGCAAGGGCGCCAGCAAGTCGCTAGCGTCCAAGCCTGGCGACATGTCCGACGACATGGCGGACGACGACGCCGACGATGGCGGCGACGACTATGCCGATGACTTGGGCGACCCAGCGGGCGACGAGCCCCCGGTCGACTTCGCCATGCATGCCGAGACTGCACTCGGCACGAGCGACCCGGTCAAGATCAAGGCGCTGCATGATGCCATGCGTTCGCTCATCGACAGCGATGCGCCCCCGCCACTGCCTGACGAAGGCGGCGACCTAGCTTGACCACGCGGACCCTCGACCTATTGGTCGCGGATCTGCGTCAACGCGCCGATCTGCGTGGGCAGACGACGCGGCACCCCGATAGCGACCTGAAACGGTCGCTCGTGCAGTCCTTGCGCTCGCTCCGGGCCCTCGTCACCCGGAGCGGGGGGAGCTTCTTCCTGACGGCCACGGCGCCGACCGCGCTGCCCATCGTGCCCCCGACGACCGGCGAGCAGTTCCTCGAGGTGGCTTGGCCTTCGACCGCGCTCTCGATCCATGGCGTCGATGTCCTGGTCGGCAGCATCTGGTGTCCGCTCTCGCCCGTGCCGTTTGCTGGGCGGCGCGACTACCAGGGCGGCAGCGACCGGCCACGCGCGTACGTGGTGCGCACGCTTCCGAGCGAGACCCCCGACACGACACTCTCGGCGGGGGCCATTCAGATCTACCCGCTCGATCTACAGGGCCTCCAATACCGGATCTGGTTTCTGCCCGAGCTCACGGAAGTGGTCACCGGCACGCACGTCGTGCAGGGCTACGACGGCGACTGGCTCGAGTGGGTACTGTGGGATTCCACCATCAAGTACGCGGCCGAAGATGACGACGTGCAGAACGTCGACGGTATCGCGTCGCGCGAGCGCGCCATCGTGCAAGAGCGCATGGTCGCGACGTTGCAAATCGTGCAGAGCGCCGAGCCCATCACCCCGCGGCGGCACCGCTCTTACCGGTGAAGACGCGCACCGATGACCATCTCATGCGACAAGCCGCGCCCCAAGCTCCGCGTCCCTAACCAGACGACGCCCCAGCTCGCCTGGACGCCGCCCGCCTACATCCCCCCAACGCTCGAAGGGATGCAGCGCGTGCTGCGCGAAGCTCTCGCCGGCATCTACGACGAGCTCGTGCGGGGCCAGCAGGGCTCCAGCATCCTGCCGCTCGTCGACGGCACCATCGATGCGCTCTCGGGTACGACCATCCAGGGCGTCGGCGACGGGCAGGTCATCGTGCTGCCCCAGCCCATCGCTGGGCAGATCGACACCGTCCGCATCATCCTCGACGCCGTCGTGAGCCCGGTCACGGTGGTGCACCCGGACGGCACGAGCGACACCATCACTGCGCCCGGGGCCTACGACTACATCGCCGCCAACGGCACGACCTTCGAGACGAGCGCGGCCACGGCCATCCTCGGTGGGGTGCCGACGGACCACTTGCTCGGGCGCGACACTCCCGGCACCGGGGCGACCGAGTACATTGCGGTTGGCGGGGGCATCGAATTCACGGGCACGGGCGCCATCGAAGTCGGCGAGTACTCGGGCGACGTGGTGAAGGCCGCGGGCGGGACGGTTCTGACCATCTCGCCCGACGCGGTCACGAACGCCAAGCTCGCCGACATGGCGCAGGCGACCATCAAGCTGCGCGCGAGTGGGGCCGGCACGGGCAACCCCATCGACGGCACCATCACCCAGGCGCTCGACATGGCGGGCAGCACGCGCGGGGCGCTACCCCTGCGTGGGGCGGCGACCTGGGGCCTGCTCGTGCCAGGCACGCTCGATCTGCCGCTCTGTTCGAATGGGGCTGGCGCCGACCCTACGTACCGCCTGCTCGTCACGGCGGGCATCAACGACGGCGCTGTTACCAACGGCAAGCTACGCGACAGCGTCGGGCTCGCGCTCATCGGGCGCAGCGTCAACAGCACGGGCACCCCGAGCGACATCGGCACGACCGCGGGCTCGGGCGCCGTCATGCGCGAGAGCTCGAGCGTCATCGGCTGGGGCACCATCGCGACCGCGGGCATCGGCAACAACGCGGTCACCTTCGCCAAGGTGCAACAGGTCGCGAGTAAGACCGCGCTCGGCCGCTCCACGGCAGGCACCGGCAACGTCGAAGAGCTCGGCCCAGGCGCGGCAGGCGAATGCTTCCGTGTCAACGACGCCGGCACGGCGCTCGGCTTCTTCGACGTCAATACGACCAGCATCACTGACGCCGCCGTGACGAACGCCAAGCTCGCCAACATGAGCGAGGCCCGCGTCAAGGGCCGCGCCCGGGGCGCAGGCACGGGCGTGCCCGTCGACCTCACGAGCGGGCAGCTCGGGGAGATCATCCGCTACGCGGGGCAAGAGGACTTCAGCCTAGCCGCCGGCACGTTCAACGACTTCGTTCTCGACGAGACGACGAAGATCGTGCGCATCGACCCGAGCGGCTCGGGCGACGTCGTCGTGACCGGTTGGGAGATGGGCACGAGCAACACGGGCGGCTCGTTCCGACTGTGTAAGCAAGGCACGGGCGGGCGGGTCGTGCTCAAACACGCGACCGGGTCGAGCAGTGGCAACCAGCACCAGCTCCCGGACGGCGCCGACTACATTCTCTCGCGCCAGAACGAAGGCGTGCTCATGCAGAACGTCGGGGGGCGCTGGCAGCTTTCCGCGCTCGAGATGCCCATCGGGCGCTTGCTGCGCACGACCGTGTACACGGCGGGCTCGAGCACCCACACCTATACGGCGCGCACGAACACCGTCGACATCGAGCAGTGCGGCGCAGGCGGCGGCTCGGGCGGGGTCCAGGGCAACGCTTCGGCGGGCAGCGACGGCGCGAGCGGCGGCGGCGGCGGGGGCGGCTACGACCGCGGCACGTTCGCCGTCACCCCAGGCGGCACGTCGAGCTACAGCGTCGGCGGCGGCGGCTCGGGTGGGTCGGGCGCGACCCCCGGCGCGGGCACCGACGGCGGCGACACGACCACGACCGAGCTCGGCATTAGCGAAGGCGGCGGGGGCAGCGCGGGCGTGTCCGCTGACGGCGACGTCAAAGCCAGCCCGGGCGGCGCCAAGGGCGGCTCGAGCGGAGCGGGGGATATCACCTCCGACGGTATCGCGGGTGGACTGGGCTGGAACGTCAGCGGCGTCGTGCAGGCGGGCGACGGCGGCGCCTCCGTGCTCTCGGCTGGACAGCGCGGCGGCATGCTCGTCGACACCGGGCAGGGCATCGCCGGCACGGCCCCCAACCAGGGCTACGGCGTCGGGGCGTCGGGCGCCGCCAGCTCCACCCAGGCCGTCAACCGCAACGGCGCCGCTGGGCGCCCCGGCGTCGTCATCTATCGGGAGTACTCCTAATGACTCACCCGCCCGGGTGGAGCGGCGGATCCGACGGCAAGGTCGCGTCCCAACAGGTGCCGAGCGTCCAGGCGAGCGACGCCTCTTCGGACAAGTCGCAGGCGAGCCGCGTCTCCGCGTCGTCGAAGCAACAGAACGGGCCGCGCTCTGTTGCTGAATCCGTCGCTGAGTCCGCCGACGGCTTCGACACCTGGCCGTCGCTCTGCCCGCCACATCCGAGCGCCAACGACACCAACGCACACGACACCCAGCCCATACCCATTACCCGCATCATCGCCAAAGCCTGGACCGTGCCCGTGCCGCCGGCAAGCCCGGCTGTCCCGAACTGGTTCATGAAAGCGCTCACGCGCCTGCTCGGGGGCTTCTATGGCCAATAACACCGAGCTCGTTCACATCCCGCTGAACGCCGGGCAGCGCGAAGACATCGACCCGAAGCTCCTGCCGCAAGGGCTACTGCGCCGGGCCAAGAACCTGCGCCTGCGCAAAGCGGGGCGACTCGGGCTCCGACGCTCGTTCCGCGCGCTCGGCACGACCGACATCGCCGGCACCACCGTCCGCTTCTTCGACGTCGCCAGCCACGCGGGCGTGCTCATCGGCTTCGGCACGACGAACGCGAGCGCCACCGGACCCGAGGCAGTGTTCGTGTACGACGCCGCCCGCGACAAGTGGCGGGCCGAGACCCTGCACGCGAGCCGCCCGCGGCAGTTCTCGTGCGTGAGCGATGTCTTACAGCTGTTCCGCCCGAGCTTCGCCAAAACCGACGAGGCGCTCCTCTATGACATCGCCGTCTCGAGCTCGCGCGTCGCGCTCGTGTACGAAGGCGACGTCGCGGACCAGCTCGTCTTCGTCCACATCTTTAGCAGCGTAACGGGCGCGCTCTTGTACGAGACCACCGTCGCCAACCGCACGCGGCCGCGGGTCGCGGTCGCCGGCACGACGTTCGTCTTCGCATGGCAAGATTCTACCGGCGACGTCTTCGGCGTGACCTTCAACCCGGCGAGCTCGACCGCCATCTCGAGCGAAACGCTCTTGCACAACTCCGGCGGCGTGTCGGACGGCGTGGATCTGTCGAGCGTGAGCGGCGCGAGTGAAGTGCTCCTTTTCGTGGCCGACGCGGGCTTCGGCCTCGTCTACCGCTACAACGCCGCGCTCGCGGGCACGGGCTTCGGCACGCTGACCCGCACGGATGTGACTCACGGTAGCGCATCGAGCGTGAGCGCGGGCACGACCGCCATCGCCTACCGGCGCACGGGCGGCACGTACGAGCTGCAGAGCTTCACGACGTCCACCCTAGTGACGGCGACGGGCCCGACCGCGCTCTTCGGGGGCGCAACCGGCGCGCGCCCGCCGGGTATCGTGCGCAAGAACACGACGACGCTCGTCGTCTCGGTCGCCATCCCGGATACCTACGACCACCAGCTCAAGGTGGACACGCGCGACGTGACGACGCATGTGGCCAGCGTCACGGCGACCTTCCGGGAGGTGAGCCAGCAGAGCAAGCCCTTCGTCTCGAGCGACAGCCAGTACGTCGGGGTCATATCGCCCTACGGCAAGGGCGGGCTCGTGTCCTTCTCGGGCATCTTCGACATCGAATACGGGCGCACGTACGAGGGCGTCATGCACCGGGGCTTTGCCGTCGATGCCCTGCCCAACTGGCTCGGCTCGGTCGCAACCGACGGCACCCGGCACTATGCGGTCATGGTCGCCGACGACCTGTCCTGTTCGCACGTGCCGGTGGTCGTGTCGTTCCGCCTCATGAGCCCCGAGCGGCGCCAGACGGCGCAGCAGGGGAACTTGCTCTACACGAGCGGCGGCGCGGTCGGGGAATGGGACGGGCAGCGCTGGGTCGAGGCGGGCTTTTTCGACGCGCCGGTCATCGTGAGCGTCACCCCGAGCAACGGCGCGGGCGCGCTCACGAACGCGGCCGAGTACAGCTATGTGGCCCACTACGAATGGCGCGACGCCAAGGGGAACCGGCACGAGAGCGCCGTCTCCGATCCGTTCCTCGTGACCCTAGGCGCAAGCGATGACACGACGACCGTCGTCGTCACGAGCGAGCACAACAGTCGGCGCGTCGTCGGCAGCGACACCGGCGGCAAGGTCGTGCTCTCGCGCACGAAGGCGTTCCCTGACCGGACCCACCGACGCTGCGCGCAGGCCTATTCCACGAGCGCCTACGCCGCCAACGTCAGCATCACGGATCTCGCGAGCGACGCCGAGATCAGCACACAGGAAGTCGTCTACACCCAGGGCGCCCGCGGCAGCCTGTCGGGCCCGCTGCAACACGACGCGCCGGTGGCGAGCGAGTACCTCTGGGTCACGCGCGAGCGCATCATCAACGGCGGCCAGCCCGACCGCGCCGCGTTCCAGGAGAGCAAGCGGCTCTTTCCGGGCGAGCCCGTCAATTGGTCGATGTTTCCGGGCTTTTTTGGCGCCGTCGGTCAAGAGCGCGTGTTCGCGGTCTGCTCTCAAGATGACCTCGACTTCGTCTTCACCATCCGCCGCACGTTCGTGGTCGGTGGCAGTGGCCCGGACGATAACGGCAATGGCGAATTCGCCGCGCCCCGCGAATTGCCCGGCGACAGTATCGGGTGTCGCGACTGGCGCAGCGTGGTCACCACCAAGGACGGGGTCTGGTTCAAGAGCGACGGGCACCGGCTCTACATGATCCCGCGCGGCGGCGGCGCCGCCGACTGGCTCGGGCAGCCCGTGCGCGACACCATCGAGGCCTTTACCTCGATGACGAGCGCCAACGTCTGCTCGCTCGACAACACCGTCATCTGGACGTGCAACAACGCGGCCGGCACCGAGGGCATCATGGTCGCGCACGACCTGCGCACCGGCGATTGGTACGTCGACACGATGACCGAGCTCGGTACCTTGGCGATTAGCGCCGCGACCGCTCACACCGGGGTGCTCGCGTGCGTGGTCGCCAACAACGTCTGGCTACAGCGCAATACGCCGGACACGCAAGCGGGCGTGACGCTCGACGGGCTCATCAGCTACGACGACGGGGTCACGTTCACGAGCATGGGGGATGCCCCGTTCAGCGTGAGCGGCGCCAACGGCGCGACCTTCTCGTGCCAGTGGTGGCCCGCTCGGCGCAAGGGTGACCGCTTCGTACTGCGCTTCGACGTGGCGAGCACGACCGTCGGCAGCATCCCCTACTCGCTCACGACCGGGACCATTGCGCCGTGGGGCGCGGAGGGCTGGGGCAAGCTCGTGGCCGTGACCCTGACGACGGAGGTCGCGACAGAGGGGCTTCTGTTCTCGAATCTCACGCTCGAAGTCGCCGCCGCCAAGAAGAGCAGCCGCAAGAGCGCGGCGCAAAGGAAGTGACCGATGCCCTCCGTTAAAGACACCGATCCGAATAGCTCGACGTGGGGTCAGACCATCGAGATCACCGACGAGCAGCTGGCCATGATGCGCCAGACGGGCGAGAGCATCAACCACCAGGGCGACCGCGCTGCTGCCCGGGGAGCCCCGGCGACGGAAGCGCCCCCCGCCGCCGCCCCGGCGAGCAGACCATCGCCCGAGCAGAGCGCGCGACTGCGTGAGCTCGGCCCCGACTCGGGCTACATCTGGAGCGCCGCGACCGGGCAGATCGAGCTGCCGGGAGCGAACTTCGCGCAGAACGCCGCTTGGCAACAGCAACAGAAGGCGGCCGCGGCGACCGCGGCCACGCAAGCCTCCGGGCGCACCCCCGGGCAGCTGGCGATGACGAACGCCAACAACGTCATGGGCACGACGAGCAGCCAGGCCACGGGGCTCTTCGCCCAAGCGCAGCAGTCGCCCTACCGCGCGCCGTCGATTACCCAACAGGGTGGCATGTTCGCAGGCGGCCCTGCGCCATCGCCCGCCGCGCTCGGTCGGTCGGGGCCGAGCCTGCCGGCAGCGGGCGCAACCCGCGGCGCGCCCGCCACGGCGGCGACCCCGAGCTCGCTCGGCTTCATCGGGCGCGGAGCCACCGCGGCCCGCCCCGCCGCCCCCGCCGCGCAGCGGAGCGCCGGGCTCAATACGCCGGGCAGCGCGCAATCGCTCGCGCAGTACGCCGCCCAGACCGCGCCGCCCGCGTTTCAGACCGGGCAGCAGCTGGCGCGCCCCCCGAGCGCGGCGGCCCCCGCTGGTATCGCGGGCAAGCTCGGCGCCGCCCCGAGCGTCGGCAGCGTCGCCAACGTCACGGGCCAGCTCGGCGGGGCGCCCAAGGTCGGCAACGTCGCCAATATCGCGGGCAAGCTCGGCGCCGTACCTCAGGCGCAGGCCGTCGGCGGCATCGCAGGGCAACTCGGGGCGGGCCCGACCGTGGGCAACGTGGCCAATATCGCAGGCCAGCTCGGGGCCGCCCCGGGCGCCATCAGCGGCCAGCTCGGCACGATGGGCCAGAGCTCGGCGAATCAAGCGAGCATGTTCGGCCGGGTCAATTCGTTCTTGGATACCCCCGACGGCCCGTCCGTGGCCCAGGCGCAGCTTCAGAGCGCCCAGGCGGACAACATGGCCAACCTCATCGGCGCGGCGCGATCGGGCCGTGGTGGGGCGGGGGCGAGCGCGCAGGCCCTACGCGGCGCCGTGAGCGAAGGGGGCGCCGTGGCCAGCGACACCGCCGGGCAGATGGCCACGCTCCGGGCCCAGGAGGAGGACATGCGCCGCAACCGGCAGCTGTCCGCCATCGGTCTCGGCGGCCAGATTGCAACCGACATGCGCGGGCAGGATCTCGGCTACCGAGGTCAGGACCTAGGCGCCCTGCAAAGCGACCAGTCGACGGCGCTCGGGGCGCGCGGTCAGAACTTGGGGGCACTCAGCCAGGACCAGGGCACACAGCTCGCTTTGCAGCAGCTCGGAGTGAACGCGGGCCTGACCACGCGCGGCCAGAACCTGTCCGCCCTTCAGGGCGACCAGAGCACGGCGGCCCAGATGTCGCTCGGGCAATTGCAGGCGGGCATGCAGGGGCGCGGGCAGGACCTAGGCGCCCTGCAAAGCGACCAGTCGACGGGGCTCGGCCTGCAACAGCTGCGCGCGCAAACGGCGCTCGGCGCCCGCGGCCAGAACTTGTCGGCCCTGCAAGGCGACCAGTCTACCGGGCTCGGCCTGCAACAGCTCACGGCCCAGACCGCGCTCGGCGCCCGCGGCCAAAACCTCGGGGCCCTGCAGAGCGATCAGGCGACGCAGCTCGGCGCGCGCGGCCAAGACGTCGAGCAGAACGTCGCCTACCGCGGTCAAGATGTCGCGACGCGCGGGCAGGATCTCACGGCGACCATGAGCGACGCCGACCGGGCCATGGCGGCCCAGGACATGAACCTACGCCGACAGCTGGGCCTGACCAACATGGGCATCGAGGCCCAAGGGCAGGGTTATAACTTTCTGCTCGGCAGCCAGGGCCAGAATCTCGGCAGCGAGCAGGTCGCGCAGAACGCCTACCAGTCCCAGGCCGATCGAGACCTGCAGCTACAGATCGCGCAGCTGCAGGCCGCCAACGGCCAAGCCGTCGCGGGCATCAATAATAAGGGCCGCAATAGCGTCAACTGGGGCCAAGCCGGCGTCGGCGCCGCGACGACCGCGGGCGGTATCATCCTGGCGAATACGCTCGGCGGCTCGAGCTCGCCATCGGGCGCGAGCGGCGGGCAGTACAGCGAGCCGTCAAACGTCTACGGCGGCGACCCCATTCAGCCGCTCGAGCCGTACACGGCCCAGCGCATCGACGACGATAACCCCTACTACTGAGCCCCTGCCCGAGAACGGTGTGTCACCCGATGGCTTACGTCGCATTCGAACCAGACCCCGAGTACTCCGAATACGAGTTCGGCTACGGCAACTTCCTGAACGACAAGGGGGAGCGCCGCTACGGCTACGACCCCGATCTCGCCAAGAGCCTAAAGCTCATGCCGCCCCAGGCGGACGCGCTCACGGGTCCCGGTAAGACGCCCATCACGGGCGCAGGGCAGCGCCTGGCGCAGAACGACGAGGCCCTTTCGAGTCTCGACCGCTCGGCGCCCATGAGCTCGGCACCGAACGAGCGCGCGGACGTGCCGGCGTCGCTCGACACGCAGTATCAGGACATGGCGCCCAAAGCGAGCCAGCCCGCCCGTGCCCCGTCGAGCGCCGACGGCATGCCGACCGCCCCGGGCGGCGACCAACGCACGCATGAGCTCGCGGGTATCCCGGGCATCGACAAGACGAGCCCCGAATTCCGTGCCGAGCTCACCAAGACGGCGAGCGAGATGGGCGTCAGCCCGCGCGCGCTCGCGGGCATCATGAGCTTCGAGAGCGGCTTTAGTCCGAGCGTCCAGAGCGGTGGCGACGCGGGCAAGGACGCGCACGCGGGGCTCATTCAATTCAGCCGCGCCAACTTCGCCGACGTGGCGCGCACGGCGGGGCAGCCGGAGATGACCTGGGACGAAATGCGGCAGCTCACCCCCGAGCAGCAATTGCCGTTCGTCAAAGCCTACTACCAGCTCCACGGCGTGCAGCAGGGCGCGAGCGGGGGCGACTTGTACATGGCGACCTTTGCGCCCGCGTACAAGGACAAGCCTGACGATGCTGTCTTGTACGACAAGGACACCGCGCGCGGGGTGCGCACGACCGATAGCAATCGGCGTCTCGATACCAACGACGACGGCTTTGTCAACGGCTACGAGCAGAACCCGGGCGGGCTCGACGAGAACCATGACGGTAAGATTACGGCCGGCGAAGTGCGCGCGCGCGGCGAGCGCTACGGCGATGGCCAAGGCCGGGCTGAGCCCAACATGAGTCTCGCTGACCCCTCGCTCGGGGAACAGAGCCTCGACTACCGGGGCGGCGACCAGCTGCGCCGCATGGGCCAAGGGGGCTCGGCGCCACTCGACGCGCTCGGGCAGCCGACGGCGCCCGGCATGCAGCGCGGCGCGGGCGGATTCGAAGAGGTGACGAGCCCCGACCCCAACGATCCCCTCGGTGGCATGCAAATGAGCAAGGCCGAGATGCACGGTCTGCCGCTCACGCCCGAGCAGCAGATGCAGCGCGGCGTCGCCATCAACCAGGACTTTCTCGCTCGGCAGAAGGCCGCCGAGACGGCCGCAAACGCGCGCGTTGCGGCCCGTGACAAGCTCGTCGCCGAGTACAACGACACGAGCGCAGCGCGCCGACAAGAGGCGCTCTGGCGGCAGGAGCATGCGCAGAAGGCAGGGGTCCAGGCGCAGAAGGAGATCCGCGATCTCGTGGAACAGCCCCTGCAGAAGGTCAAGCCCCGGCCGCTGTTTGGTAATTCGAGCGCGGGCAATCAGATACTCGGCGCGATTGCGGTCGCGCTCGGGCAGTTCGGCGCCAACGTCCAAGGGGGCGGCCCGAACATGGCGCTGCAACAGCTCAATAAAGGCATCGACGACGACCTCGACGTGCAGCGCGAGCAGATTCGTCAGGGCGAAGTCTCGACCCGCAACCGCCTGGCGTACTGGACGGACCGGCTCGGCTCGAGCGAGTCGGGGGAAACGGCAGCGCGGCTCGAGCTGCAGGAGGCAGCGAAGGCCCAGGCCCAGGCGAGCCAGCTCGCCTACGACAACGAAGAGACGAAAGCCGCGCTCGGGGAATTCACGACGCAGCTCGACACCCTCAAGATGCAACAGCTGCAGGCGCTATCCGATGACCGGCGCAACCGGATCGTGGCCGACTACGCGCCGCCGAAGGTGCCGATGGTCGGGCCCATGTCGATTGGCGACAATAGCCCGCTCTGGCATGACGAGCGGCTGCGCTCGCGTGCGGCGCAGGAATTCATGTCGCTCAAGCCGAACGAGCAGCATAAGCAATTGGAAGCCCTCGACGGCGATCTGAAGAACGCCGACGGCTTCCAGAAAAAGATCACTGAGCTCGCCGAAGCCTACGGCGGCAGCTTCGACAGCGACGGCCACATCGTCGACAAGGGCAACGTGACGAGCGATGACGGCGAGCGGCGCGTCGAGCAATTCGACCCGGGCTTCGCCGGGGTCGGCACGAACTTCAACCCCACCAACTGGGTCAACACCCGTCGCGACGACCGCATCGAAAAGAAGTGGGGCGAGCTCGCGGGCATGCGCCGCATGCAGTGGAAGACCGAGCCCAATAGCGCCAAGTGGCAAGAGCTCTTGACCCAGCTCGATAAACCCGTCGCCGACGCCGACACGAAGCAGGCGCTCGAGCGGCTGTACCTGCAGGGCCAAGAGATGCGGGCCACGGTCGAGCGGAGCGCGAGCCCGCAAGCCATGGCCTACATGAGTTATCGCGACCCGAGCCTGATGGGCAAGATGCGCGGCCGGGGCCGGCGCGTACAGGGCCGCGTCGGCGGCGGCAACATGACCGGCAGTGGCAACAGTGGCAACGACGACCAGGGCGGGGGCTACTGATTGCCCCTTTACGTCGACGGCAATAACGAGCTCTGGGAATTCGACCCCAAGGACGCGGGCGAGCTCGACCAGCTGGCGCGCGAAGGCTTTACGCCTGCCGGCGAGACGGACGTCGAGCGGCACAATACGGCCGTCGACGTGCAGCAGGCGGAAGAGACGAGCTCGTTCGGGTCGGCCGCGCTCGGGGGCGCCGAGCGCACGTTCAGCCGTGGGCTGAGCGGCGTCTTGAATGCGGCGGCCCCCATCGTCAAGGCCATGAATCCGGGCATGGATCTGTCGGGCATGCCCGACATCACCCCCGAGATGGTAGCGCCGCGGCGAGAGAACCAGACCGCCCAGAGCCCCGAGGGTGACCCGGTCGCGTTCAGCGAGCACGAGCGGCTCGTCGGCAAGGCGCGCCCGTTTGCCAACATGCTCGGCCAGAGCGCGGTCGCCACTCCCTTCGCCATGGCCGCGGGGGCTCTGGCTGCGCCCGAGCTCGCCGCGGGGGCGGGACTGCTCGCGCGCGGCGGGGCCGCGCTGCTCTCTGCGGGCACCGAGGCAGCGGCCGAAGCCGTGCCCCAGGAGTACGAAGACGCCTGGCTAGAGAAGCGCGCGCCGACGTTGAAGGGCGTAGCGATGAACACGCTCTTCTTCGCAGGCGGCGACTTAGCCCTACGCGGCACCATCGGCGTCGCGGGGCACCTGCTCGGGCGGCGCAGTGCCCTGGCAGAGGCGAGTGGCAAGGCAGCGCGCGCCGACAGCAAGGTCGGTAAGAGCGGGCTACGCGAGGCCCGGAGCGTTGGCGCCGCGGCAGCCACCAAGGACGAAGCGACGCAGGCCATCGAGTCACTCTCGGACCACGACGCCGTCATTCTCGATCGGGACGCAGCCGACTACACCAAGCTCGCCGCCGTCTCGGCGACGGACGCCATGAACCGCGTGCAGGAGGGCTTCGAGAACGAGCTCAGCTACGCGAGCAAGACGAGCGATTGGCAAGCGGGCGCGGACCTCTGGACGACGAAAAACACCAAGGCCCAGAACAGCGAATGGGAAGCGCTCACGGTCAAGCGCCAGGCGCTCGACGAAGAGATCCGGAGCGGCGGGCGCTACGGCTACGACTTCGGCGCCCAGGGCGCCAAGCTCCGCGAAGTCAACGACCACTACGCCGAGCTCTGGGAAAAGGCCGAAGGCGCCGAGCGCAACACGGTCATGGACAGCTATAAGCGCGCGCTCGACAAGCACATCATGCGGGTAGCCGGCGCTCGCAATCTCGACGAAGGCGTCAAGAACAAGCTCGTGGATCTGATGCAGCCCTACGCCGATGATCTCCGCAAGGGGCTCACGAACCGGAAGATCTGGGGCCGTAACGCCGATCTCCAGCGCGACACCAATAAGGGCTGGGAACAGCTGCTCGGGCACTGGAAGGTCATCCAGAAAAAGCTGTACGAAGAGACGGGCGTCGTGCACTTCGCCGACACGAGCGGCACGCGCCGGCAGATGCAAGCGACGACCGAGCGCATGTACTCGGCCATGACGAAGAACCCCGTTCTACAACGCGAATTCCTCGAGCATTACGAAGGGGCGCTCGACGGGATCGAGATGATGACGGAAGCCCGGCGGGCCTGGACGCTCGGCCCCGTGCAGAAGCTCGACGAGCTACATGACTCGTTACGCACGCTCGCCAAGGACTGGAACTTCTCGAGCGTGGTCGGCGCGGCCCAGGCCCGGGTCGAGCATTTGAAAAAGAGCCCGGGCACGTTCACGGCCCTTGCCGCGCAGGCGGCGCTGCAGCGCGCGCCCTTCGGCCTTGGCCCGGTCGTCTCGGCACTCGGCAAGTATCTCGAGCACACGCGCATCAAAAAGGGCACGCCGCTCGCGTCCTTGGTCGAAGACAACCTGCGCCGCTACGGTAAGCACCCGATATTGAGTGACGCGCGCGTCGCTGCCGACTTCGCCCCCTGGATGCGGGACGCGCTGCGCGAAGCGGGCGCCCCCATCGCCCCGACCCCCGCGCCGCCGAAGGGCGCGGGCGCGGCCGCTGCCGCGAGCAAGGCGGCCGTCGACGAAGGCCCGGGCATCGGCGAGCAGGCGGCCGACTTCGTCAAAGAGCACGGCAGCAAGGTCGCGGGCGCGGGCCTGTTTGGCCTGGCTGCTTCGCAGAAAGACGACGACAGCCAGGGTATGGCCGCGAGCGCGGGGCTGCTCGCGTTCTTCGCCCCGAAGCTCGGCAGCAGGCTGTCACGCAAAGAGCTCGCCAAGGCCTCGGAAGAAGCCATGCGCTCGCTCCGCCCGGCAGAGCGGGCCGACGTGCATGCCGCGATTCAGGCGACCCAGGACGACACCGAGTTGTGGCTGCTGCGCGGCGTGAGCGGCGAAGGGGGCGAAGGATTCGGGCCGGGCGAGCTGCTCGACCGGCAGCGCGGCGAAGTGGTGAGCGCCCTGCAGCGGACCGCGGGGGAATGGCCCGCGGGACGCGACCGACTCCTCTACGACGCGATCGAGGCAGAGCTGCAGCACCGCAATCTCATCGCCATCGAGAACGACCCGGCCCTGCGCGGCAAGGTGCAGGCGGGGGCGCCCGAAGAGCGCACGCGCGTCGACCGGCTCGGTCAGCTCGCCCCCGAGGCGCACGGCTTCGCTACGCTCCACGAGATGGGCACGCGCGAGCACCTGCTGCTCGCGGCCTTGCCGGAGGGCTCACGGCAAGAGCTGAGGCGCGCCATGCACGACCGCGCCGACAACATCTACGGTGCGTTTCTGAACTACGCCCGCGGCGAGCCCCAGCGTCGCACCAACCATATTCTAAAGACCCAAGAGCAGCTCGTGCAAGAGCAGCTCGTGTCGGTTGGGTACGCCTATAACCAGGCCTTCGGGCGGCCTGCGAATCGCGGGCTACCGTACGAGGTCGAGCAGGCGACGCGCGCGCAGCTGCAGGGCATCAACGCCGTCTACCGGCACGCCGACGAAGCGGCGCCGTTCGTGCAGTCGACGGTCACCCCGGAGCGACGCGCGTCACTCGCGCGCAGCATCGACCAGGTGCTCGGGCACATGAAGCTCGCAGGCACGACCCCGGACGCGGCCCAAGCCATGCGCCTGCTCAACAGTCGCGGCGGGCAGTTTCACAACCCCGTACGCACCAGCACGGGCGCGCGCGATGCCGACCGCTTCTTCAACGACGAGCGCGCGGTGGTCGGCGAGCTACTCGCCGAGCGCCTGGTACCCCGCCCCCCGGGTCTCGATGACCACCGGGCCCGTAGCATCATGAGCGACGTCCGCTCCCAGCTCGGCGCCTACCGCCCGAGCGAGCACGGCGGAATCGACACGGAAAAGCTCATCGACGCGACCACGCACAACCACGACTTGACCACCGACGAGCGCGACTGGTTGCGCGGGCAGATGCGCTACATCGAGCCCGCCGCCGAGCGGGCGGGTATGCGCGCGGAGAAGCAAGAGAGCCGCGCGGCGCGCACCGAGATGCACGAAGAAGGCTCGAGCGACCCGGCCGAGCTCGGCCTGCCTCCCGACGTGCGACGGCTCGGCGGTGGCATCAACGTGCAGGTGCACGACGAAGGCGCCGTCGATCGCATCTTCGGCGGCCCGCTCAGCAAGCGCGACCTGCACGACATGCTCGGGCTAGACGAGCTCGAGACCCTGCGCGGCACGCTCGCGCTCAAGCGCGACAGCGTCACCTTTACCGGCGAGACGAGCGACGGCGTCGAGCTGCAGCGCATCTACGAGCGCCGCGGCAGCGATCTCACCATCTATCACGCCTACTTCCGCGTACCCGAGGGCATGCAGGGCAAGGGGATGGGCAAGGCGACCATCCGGGGGATGTTCGACTTTTACGAGCGGCGCGGCGCCAAGAGCGTCGGGGTCTCGGCCATCGAAATCGGTCGCTACTTCTGGCCCTGGCTCGGCTTTCAACCGAGCGAGGACGCGCTACAGCAGGCCCTGCACGCCATCCGGAGCGGGCTCAAATACGAGCCGTCGGTGCACCCGGGCGACTTCGGGCTGAAGCTCGCGCCCGAGCAGATCGACGAGCTCATGGCCAACGTCAAGAGCATGCGCGACATCGCGGATCTCACCATCCCGATGAGCGCGGTGCCCGAAGCCAAGCGCGAGACCGTGCGCAAGTGGAGCCAGTACGAACGGCACTTCAAAGAGGGCGCACCCAAGGACGGTCCACCCAAGGACGAAACGATCAAGATCGGTAAGAAGTTCTTGCTCAGCGAAAGCGGCTCCTGGAATCGCGACATGAAGGTCGATGTCGCCCCGGGTACGCCCTGGTATGACAAGTTCAAGCTGCGCCTGGCGGGGCTACTCGGGCTCGGCTTCTCGCTCGAGGAGGTCATGCGAGCCATGGGCGGGGGCGTCACGGGGCACATGGGCGACGAGTCCGCCCGGCGCGACACGGGACCGAGTCTCTCGCTCTTCGACGCCCCGGGCCGCCCGGTGCAGAGCGAGCCCGTGACGGCAAGCCTGGCGCACGCACGCGCGCTCAAGGACATCGACATGGCCGCCAGTACCGTCTTGACCAGTCGGGCGCGGCAGTTGCTCGGCACGCAGAAGCCCCCGCCGAGCCGTGGCATCCTGGCGACCATGGCCCGGCGCGGGCAGAGTCCCGGCAAGGCGCTCGAAGAAGTGCGGGACAAGCTCACGGCGCTCGATGGCGATCCGGGCCAGCTCATGGCCAACATTGCCGAGAATCTCGGCGACTTGCCGCGCACGCACCCGACCGTGTACACGGCCATCGCCCAGCAGCTGGCGCAAGTGACGGGCTATCTCCGGCGCGAGATCCCGCGCCCGAAGGGGCGCAGCCTGCTCGAGCCGAAGGGCACGCCGCCTGACACGGGTGAGGTTTTAGAATTCGCGGCCAAGTACGCGGGCGCGACCGACCCGGACGGGGCCCTGCGCGACATGGCCCGGGGCGAAGCCTTGCCCCAGCAAGTCCAAGCGTTCCGGGACAACTGGGGCGACAAGTATCAGCAGTTTCGCTTGCGCGTTCTGGGTGAGCTCTCGGCCATGGGGGAAAAGAGTAAGACGCTCCCCTTCGAGCGCATGGCGCGGCTCGACGAGTATCTCGAGCTCGACGGGGCGAGCAACCGGGCTCTGAGCTGGGCCGTCGCCGACGCCTTCGAGCAAGCGCGGCTCGAATCGCCCGAGCCACAAGCGAAGGCCCCGGGCGGGGGCCCGTCGACGAGCACGCAATTCCAGACGCGCGCGGCCGCTGCCGCGACAGAAAGAGGCATGGCATGAAACTACACCCCCCGATCGGGCCGCTCTACGGCCCGCCGATATTCCGCACGTTCACGGTGTTCTCGAGCGACATCGATCTGACGGCGCAGAGCGGCTGCCCCAACTATCCGGCAGCGCGGCTCGAAGTGCATAACGACGACACGGCGACGCAAGACATCGTGTTGCGCGGCCCGGACGCGAGCAACCAAGCGTTCGAAGTGCCGGCGGATTCGATCCGTGTCATCGAAGGGCAGATCGCCGCCGTCGAGAGCACGGGCACCGAAACCATCTCGAGCGCCGTCGCCTACTGGTGGGACGACGGCACGCGAAAGAACGCGTGAGGGCGACGTCCCGCTCTTCCCGGGCCGTGCATGGCCCGGGGCAGCGCGTCACCTATAAGGGCAAGCCCTTCACCCCGTCGAGCTTATCGGCGGTCTCGGCCTGGCTGCGGGTCGCGCAGGCCACATCCGGCGTCAACGGCGTCTCCAGTCTGCCGGACTTGCTCAACAGCAACCCCGCCGTGCAGAGCGTCGACGCACGTAAGCCCGTGATGGAGAACTCGGCCAATGGGCTGCCGTGTCTGAGATTCGCGACGAACGACGTGCTCGTGTGGCCGATTACCGCGCAATCGTCAGCGAGCTCGCGGGCGGGCTGGGGGCTTTGGGCCAAGCTCGACGCGGCAAGCGCGACGCAGCGCCTCGTGCGCATCTCCACCGGCACCAATGGCGCCAACGGGCTCAAACTCAACCTTTCATCGGGCGCGTCTATCGCGAGCAGCGCGTCCGCCGATGGAGGCACCTTCAAAAACAACAACCCAGCGGTAGCCCAGAATACGAGCTGGCATTTCCTCACCATCGAATACGACAGTACCGGCGCGACGGATGATGCGAAGTGGTGTTTTTCCTTTGACGCAGCCGTGATCGCCAATGTCATCTCCGGGAGTGGTGTACTCGGGACGTTGTTCGCGGCAACCGGGAACATTCTCATCGGTAACGGAAACGATGGCGTCGCGTCCTCGTCCCTAAACGGCCTCATCGGGCCCAACATCTTCGCCTTCGCCAGCAAGATGGCGGGCGCCACCACGGGCCTACTCACGACAGCCGCGCGTACGGCGCTCATGAATTTCGAGGCGCCGACATGAGCCGCTCTCAAAAGGAAAGGGCCTGACATGGCCAGCCGTAAAAAGACCCGCCCCCTCAAGGGCAATGGTCGGGACGGTCTCGACTACGCCGAGTTCATGGCGGGGCTGCTCTCGGGCAGCATCACGGCGACCAAGCTCATCGAGACGAGCGTGCCAGACGGAACCGGCACGGTTCGGCTCGAGCAGTACGACGACCAGGGCAATCGCGTGCTGCCGGACCTGGTAATCCCGGGCGTGCCCAAGCGGCGCCTGACCAAGCTCGAGTTCGACGATCCGAACGGCTGAGGGGCTGCGCCGCCTAGACAGAACGGCCCGGCCGCTCTAAGGTGGCCGGGCATGACGACCCCGAAGCGGGCGACGCAAGCCGCCGAGTCACCGCGTGCCGAGTCACAGTCGGATCCGACCATCGAAGTGGTGGCCCGGTTCCAGCTGCAGACCGAGACGCTCTTGAGCGAACACCGGCAGCAGGTCTCTCGCGAGATGGTCAAGCTCGAGCGCCACCAGGCGCGGCTCGAAGACGAAACGACGCGCCTGCGCGAAGGGCACGCGGAGCTACTGCGTGGCATCGGGGATGCGCAGCGGGAGATCCGCGCCGGTATCACGGAGGTCAATGTCGCGCTCCGGAGCGCGGTCGAGCAGGCCAGGAAAGCCGCCGAGAGCGCGGCCGTGTACGAAAAGCTCAAGGACGCGCAGCCCGACTTTTTCGGCATGGTCAAGGCCACCAAGCAAAAGTGCGGCGAGCTCGAAGACCGCCTGTACCGGGCCGAGTCGTCGCTCAATACTCTGAGGGGGCAGCTCGACAAGGACGCTGCTCTACTCGTGTCGGTGAAGGCGGCAACCGATAGCAACAGCCGCCTGCTATCGAACCCCCGCATCAGCGGCGGGTTAGTCGAGGTCACATGAAAAACGCAAAAACGAAGCCCGCCCCCGCCGCCACCAAGAGCAAGGGCAAGGGCTCTAAGACCAAGAGCGGCAAGGGCTGCTGATTCTGGCTCGACCCCGGGCCGGCTCTACTTGCGATTCGCGACGATGAGACCCGGGGTCAGCCGCCTACGCCGCTCGGCGGCGTTTGATGCGCATGCCCTGGCGCACGGCCAGCTCGTGCTCGAGCCGGTCTCGATAGTCGACGAAGCCCGGCTCGCCCGGGCGCGGCGCTGGGGCGTTTTCGGGGATGAAGCGTTGGCTGAGGGGATTGACGGCCATCAGGAACGAGTCCGTCACGTCGTCGACGAAGCCTTCGCGGTGGTTCTCGTGGTCGGCGCTCCACGGCAGCCCCGTCCACTCGGCGAGCAGCGCCGAGCAAGGGCCCGGCACGATCTGGAGCGAGCCGTTTTCGAGCAGCGACCGGGCGTACTCGATGCGCGGGCGCTTTCGCCCCTTGCCCGCCGCGAGCGCGAGTACCCCGTAGTGCTCGAGATCCTTGAGCAGCCGCTCCCCTTCGCCGCCCGTGTCGACGTAGATCTCCCCGGTGCGCAGCTCGTCGCGCAACCGCCCGAGCTCGAGCGCGATACCGTGGGTCGAGAGCTCGGGCAGGTAGTAGCTCCGGAGCACGTAGATGGTCGGCGACTCGGGTCGCCGGGCGCAGACGGTGAAGCCGTTGCCGTCGCCCCAGCCGATGTCGCACCCGATGCTGATGCGGTAGGCCCCGGGCGGTAGCTTGAAGGGCTCGGCGAGCAGGTGGCGCGCGGCGGCGATGTAAATCAACCGCTCGGCGTCTTTCACCCAGTGGGCGAGATACTCCTGCCGGAACGTGCCCGAGAGCTTGCTCGCGACCCAGGCCCAGCGCGGGTCGTCCTGGGGGATGTCGCGCAGAGCGAGCAAGGCATCGACGACATCGTTCGCGGGCGTCTCGTCGAGGATGTGGCCATGGGCGAGCTCTTCGAGCAGATACGAACGCGCATCCACGTGCGGGTTATCGAGCGCCGTCCAGTGGTGGGTAGGCCACAAGAGCGCGTCCTTGCCCTCATGCGTGCGCCCCGTGGTGCGCTCGTAGTACAGCCCTATCGGGTCGCGCCCCGGGCTACCGAGTAAGGCGAGATGCCCGCCGCCCCGGTGCCGGTGATCCATCAACTGCGGGGTGATGACGCTCTCGACGAGATAGCGCAGCATGCCGTCGTGTGAGACGCCGAAGCTGCCGACTTCGTCGACCGCTGCTTTGACGAGCCCGCGGGCAAAGCCGCGCAGCTTCTCGACCTGGGCCTTGTCCTTGGCGCCTTTGAGCAGGATCGTATACCCGTTCGGAAAGCGCGCCGAGAGCTCGAGGCCGTTGAAGGCGATGCCCAGGTTGAAGCGGCTATCGAACAGCTCGAGCGTGGCCCAGAGAATGGTTTTGGCGTGCTCTTTCGTCTGGGCCACGAAGAGCGATGTCAGCCCCGCCCACTTCTGCCAGTCCTTGCACAGCCAGGCGGCGACCCCGAAGCTGCCCCCCGCGCGGCGCCCCTTGAGCCCACACTTACGCCAGGAGTCATCCTCGACGAAGGCCCGCTGTTTCGGGTGCAATCCCGCGAGGATCTCGCTCCAGGTATCCCCCGCGCTCGCGTCCACGTGGGCGTCGGCGAGCGCGTCGAGCAGCGCGTAACGGTGGGACTCATGGATCAAGGGACCGGTCAAGTGATAGCAAAAAGCTATCGACAACGCCCGGCTGATAGTCCAAACCTATCACCCACGAGAATGGCTGCGCGCAAACAGCTCTGGTACGACTTGCAACGCGAGGACGCCGGGGTTGCCCTGTGCGCGTTGGCGGCGAAGTACAAGCAGCAGGCGAGCACGCGCAAGGCGCGCGCGACCTCCTTACTCAGCCTGTACGAGGGCCTCACGCTCGGGCGGCTCGACAGCTCGGCCTACGACACGGCGGAGCCTTATCAGTTTCTCGGCAGCGGCGACCGTCCCGACGAGCCGAGCGAGCTCGTGTGGAATCTCGGCGCCAGCATCATGGACAGCATCGACGCGAAGCTTTTCGCGTTAGATAAAGTCAAGACCAAGTTCGTCGTCACCGACGGCGGTTGGGACATCAAGCGCGCCGCCGAGCTCGCCAGTCGCTTCATCGACGGGCAGATGCATGAGCCACAGGGGATCTTCCCGGACTTGTGGGCCCTATGGCGTCATGCCGGGCGGCTCGCGCTCACGGCGACGGGCACTTCCGCCGTGTTCTTCTGGAGTGACCCGGACGAAGGCAAGATAGTCGCCGAGCTCGACGACACGCTCAACATGTTCGTGGAGACGAGCGGGCTACCGTACGATGGCATCTCGAGCGTCGGGCGGATCACGGCGTGGGACCCCGACAAGCTCGCTGCGCGTTTCCCTGGGACTGAGAACGAAGCGAAGATCTGGGCCGCCGCCGAAAAGCCCGACAATGATCTCGCCTGGGCGGGCGACGCCGACGACGCGCCGGACGAAGTGCGCCGGGTGCCGCTCGTGCAGGGCTGGCGCATGAAGGCCCCCGGGGTGCCGGGCAAGCTCTGCTACGCCATACCCGGCGCGACCTTGGCGTTTGAGGACTACGCCTACGACTTCCCGCCGTGTGTGTTTTTCAACCCTTACCGGCAGCTCGCGGGCTTCTGGGGCCGAGCGGCGCTCGAGCGGATTGTGGTCCCACTCCGGCGCATGAACGAGATCCTCTCGGCGCTCGACGACGCCGAGCGGCTGAGCCCGAAGGGCACGCTCACCTTTGACCCGACGACGATTCCCAAGAGCAGCATCGAGACCATCAAGAACGTCGTGCTCTTGCCGTACACGGGGGCGCCCGGGCGCGAGCCGAAGTACGCCGCGCCGCCGCCCTTTCACCCGCTCGTGCTCGAGCTCTTGAAGCTGCACAAGGACGCCTGCTTTGACCTCATCGGCATGAGCGAAGCGCAGGTGACCGCCAGCCGTGAGAAAGGCCTGTCATCGGGGGTAGCGATACGCCTCTTGCAGAACCAGTCCTATGAGCGCTTCGCGCCGGTGGAGGACGAATTCACGCGCTGCGAAGGCCCAGACTCGGCCAAGCAAATCATGCGCTGCGCTCAAGAGATCCACAAGGGCAAGGGCGGCGGCTTCAAGGCCATTTGGAAAGGGTCGGGTGACGGCGGGTTTCTCAAGGAAATCGACGCGACCGTCTTCGATACCTTGGAGAAAGAGGGCAAGTACCGCGTCCAGGCCGAAGCCGTATCGGGCTCGGCCGACACCCCCGCCGACCGCGTCCAGCTCGCCGAAGAGTTGATGCAAGCGGGCATCATCACGGGGGAAGCGTACGCGAGCATCCTGCAGACCTTCGATACCCCGGGCGAAGCCAAGGGCGCGCAGAGTCTCGACAGCGTGACAGACCAGTTCGTCAAGCAGCAGATCGACGGCTGGCTGTACGACAGCCTCGACGACGCCAAGAAAAACTACGAAGGCCCCGACAAATGGATGAACACGCCGAAGCTGCTTCTGCAAGTGGGCTCGGCCTATACCAGCGCGAAGATGGCGATGCGGGGCGACAAGGACTCGAGCGAAACCACCCAGCGGCTCGGACTCTTCTTCCGCTTCATGAGCACGCTCGAAGAGCACATGAAGGAGAAGACCCTGCGCACCCAGGCCAATAGCCAGGCGGGCGTGTCCGGGCCCACGGCCCCCGCCATGCCGGGGGCGGCGCAGAGCCTGGCGCCCATGCAGCCGCGCGCCGCCTAGCCCTTACCCCTAGTCTCCCCCGCCTAGGCTTCCACCCTAGCCCCCCGAGGACCATGCCCGAGGATACGACGAGCAACGCGCCGCCGCCTGGCGAGAGCGAAGAGGACATCATTGGCGACTTGGTCGCGCAGCACGCGGACAAGGAAACCGAGCGGCTCGCCTCAAAAGGCAAGGCAGACGAGGCCGATGGCGCCGACGGCCGCGTACGGTCCGAGCCAGATCAAGAGCCGAGCAAGGACGCGCGCGAGCGCCCGGGGCAGAAGCAAGCCAAGGACGACGAGGCGGTCGAGCACGACGAGCACCTTAGCGCCAAGGCGCTCAAGGGCAAGCTCGACGCCCTGCTCGCCAAGAACGACATCGACGGGGCCTTCGCCCTGCTCGGCAAAAAGGCCGAAGACTTCGGCGTCAATTCCGGCAAGCTCGTCGCCATCCGGCAGCACGAGCAGCGCGAGCGCCAGAAGACCCGCGCCGGCCAGAGCGCGCTCCTTGGGCAGCAGCAGGAGCTGCAGACTCAGATCCGCGCCGCCGTCGACCGCCTGACCCCCTACGAGCAGTACTACGAAGCCGAGCAGGCGTACGCGCGCACGGGCGACACGGGCCTGATTCGCAAGATCGTGGCTGGGCTCATGAAAGCCCCCAATTATTCGGAGGCCAATAAGCGGCTGCTTCACGACGACAAGCACTCGCCCGCCGAGATGCGGATGGCGCAGAAGCTCGAGCAGCTCGAGCGGCAGATCCAGGAGCGCGACCAAGCGAGCCAGCAACAGCGCCAAGAGCGCACGGTGCAAGAGCAGCGCTCCGCGGACCTAGCCCACATCCGCAAGAACCTCCGGGGCCACGACGCGGCCAAGCTGCCCCGCTTCGAAGAGCGCGTGTACCGGGTGCTCGAGAAGCACTTCGATCCGCGTGTGGGTCTGCAGATCACATTGGACGAAGCCGCCGAGCGGGTGGTGCGGGGCGAGAAGCGCCGTCTCGAGCGTTCGCCCTTCTATCAGGCCCCAGCCGACGGGGGCGCAGGCAAAGCTTCTCAGAAGGGCAGCGGCGGCGGCGCAAACGGCGCTGGCTCGAGCAACCGCGCTCCGCTCCGCCGTGACAGCCAAAACAACGGCGCCAAGCCCCAGGGCGAAGAAGACATCGACGACATCGTGGCCGACATCCAGGGCCAGATAGCCCGGCAGAAGCTCGCCGAGAGAAAGACCCCGCGCGCATGATCCAGGGCAATTACATTCTCACGCGCGAGCGCGAAGACATCGACTGGACGGCGCGCAGCGAAGGGGGGATCCTGAGCCCCGTTCTCTACCGTGTGACGGGCGACAAGGACCGCGACACGCTCTTCATGGCGGAAGTCGTCGAAGTCGGCCCCGGGCTGCCGCTCGTGACGCTCGACGAGCATTACGAGCTCGGCCATGTGCTGCGCCTGCGCCCCGAGGCCTTCGTCGTCGCCCCCGGCGACATGCTGATGATGTCGCTCTATAACGTGAGCTACCGAATTCACCGGGGCGGCAAGCCCCACTTCGTGGTGCAGAACCGCTATGTCGCGGGCAAGCTCAGCCGCGAAGCCACCGGAGAATACGCCGCCGTGCCGCTACAGCAATACGTCCTATTGAAGGCCGCCCCGGAGCGGGCGCAGCAAATCATGAACGGGCCGCTCATCTGGACCAGTGACGGCGACAGCGACAAGGCGGACGACGTCGGCCACGGTCAGGGCATCATGGCGAGCTACGGGGAAGTCGTCGCCATTGGCCCGGGGCGCTGGGATGAATACCGCTTCGTGCGCTACGAAGGTCAGGTCGGGGATTTAGTGCTCTTCGACCGAAGCCACTCGACGCTCGACATCAACATTCAGGGTCGGAAGTATACGCTCGTCGATGCCCGTCAGATTGTGGACGTGGCCGCATCGGCGGCGGCCTAGTCGCTCACGACGGCGGGTCCTTCCCTATCTCGGGCAACAGCTCGAGGCCCGTGCCCGTCTTGTGCCGCTTGAAGTCGTCGAGCGACTGAAAGAGCGCGAGCGCCATGGTCGCCGCCCCGAGCGCGTGCCGGATGATATCGGTCGGGTCCTTTTTGTCGCGAAAGGCGCCGACGCACTTTACGGCCCGCGCGAACAGGGCCGCGATCATGTCCTCGACCGGCATGCCGTCGGCGGCTTCCACCGCTTGTCGCAACCGCTCGACCAGGACGTCGGACGGGTGCCGTTCGCTCGTCGGCTCGCGCTTGGGCATGGCTAGGCCGCCCTGCCCTTGGTGCCGATGGCGGGGGCTTGCCCAAAAAGCGTCTCGAAGCACACGGCCGCGACCTCTTCGGAGTAGCCGGCGCGCGCCGCGTGCTGGCGGAGCCAGCCCATCTGGCGTTGCTTGTCGGCCGCCGTCGCGTTCTGCCAGCCGTACAACACGCGGAACTTCGCATGATACGGCAGGATCTCTTTGCGCTCCGTGAGCGCGCGGTCGTAGTCCCAGCTCGTGCCCGAGCCGCCACGGCGCTGGATGCCCGTGCCGCGGATCGAGTAGGTGCGGTCCTCCGTTGGCGACCCATGCCGGAGCGCGGCCCCGACGCAGTCGACGACCCGGGCCTTCGTCTTGCCGGGCTTGCTCCGGAGCACGCGCCCGCAATACTGGAGATAGGTGCTGACGTTGTGGCACTGCCGCCCGAGCATCAGCAGATTCGCTTCGGGCACATCGATGCCTTCTCCGAGCGCATCGACCGTGGTCAGGGCATCGAGCGTGCCCCGGCGGAAGGCCTCGAGCACCTGGCGGTTCCACTTGGCGGGCTTGCCACAGTGGTAGGCCTGGACGCGCTTGAGCCGGCGAGCGACGTCGTCGGCTTCGTCGATGCTCTTGCAGAAGAAGAGCGCGCGGTCGGTCGGCTCGCGCACGTCGAGATAGGCTTTGGCCAAGTCGGGGGACTGGTCTTCGTAGAACGCTTCGGGCACGAGCACTTCACAGGGCACTATCACGTGGTTCATGAGCAGCTCGCTGTAGTGGGCGGCGACGACCATCTCGTCGAAGAGATCGAGCGCGAGCCCGTCGCTCCGTTGCGGGGTCGCGGTCAGGCCGAGCATGAGCGCCTTCGGAAACCACTGCCGCACCGTCTTGAAGGACGGCGCTTCGCTATGGTGGCACTCTTCCCAGATGACGAGCTTGGGCTTGCCGAAGTCGCCCGGCACGCCGTGGAGCAAGCTTTGCGGGGTGAACGTCGGGCAGAGGATCTCGGCGTTCTGATCGTTGAGGCTGACGCGGTGGCTGATGCAGACCACGCCCGTGTCGCTTGCTCCCCCAAAGCGCTCGGCTTGCATGGCCCAGGCGGCCATGACCGTCTTGCCCGAGCCGGTAGGCGAGACGAGCACTTGGCTTTTGACGCCGGCGTCGAAGTTGCGTTGGAGGGCTGCGAGGGCTCGGCTCTGGAACGGGTACGGGGGCGGGGGATACCGGCGGGGCATCATGTGCGGAGCGCTCCTACCCCGCCCCTACCTTGCGTCTCGCCCCGTGTCTCACCCAGCGGGAGCGGCCCGCGCGGGCGGGCGTGACAGAATCGTACGGTGTGGCAGTATTGGTACATGGCAAAGGTGACTCCGAAGGGGGCGGCAAAGGGGGCGGGCTGGACGTTGTTTGGGGCGGCGCTGAGCGAAATCGTTCGCGTGCTCTTGGACCTCCTGGCGACCCGCGGTCGCTGAGCGCGGGCAAGAGCTGAAGGCGGGCAAGAGCTGAGCGGGGCTTCATTGGTAGGGCGGGGTTTTCCTCGTCTCGTCGATCAGCATGTCGAAGACCACGCGCAGCGCGTCCCGCTCGCGCAGCGCCTTGCGGAGCGCGCTTTCGAGCATGCTGCGCTCGGCCTCCGACCGGGCGCTCTCGGCGGTCTCGCCGAAGCTGGCCCCGAAGAGCTGCCCGTTCTCGGGGCGATGCGAGCTCACGAGCGTGCTCGTGTCCGGATCCATGGCGGCCCGGAGCGGCAGACCGAGCTCGCGAGCGACGGCCGCGCCGTGCGTCTTTTGCCACTGGTACAGGGTACGGCTGGAGACGCCGGCCTCCGCGGCGACGTCCGCGACCGTGCGGCTCGTGGTCAGGAGCGTCATGAGCGCGCGGCGGCGCGTCGAGTTCGACGGGGGCCCGCTCTTCGGGCCCTCGGGTGGGCTGAGCGCGAGCGGGGCGGGCTGTGACTGGGGGGACAGTGACTGGGGGGACAGTGACTGGGGCGGCGGCTGAGCCGCATCCCCGTAGCCGACGTGGGCCTTGGTCTCCCCTTCGGGCACGGGCGTCGTGTGATGCTTGCTCGGCGGAAACGCTAGGCCATGCTCTCGTGCAAGGGCATGCCCCTCCTTCTTTACCCACTGCTGCACCTGGGACGGGCTGACCCCGAAGTGTTCGCCGAGCGCCTTGGGACTAGCGCCGCGCAGGCGCAGGAGCACGACGCGCCGTTTGAAGTCTCTCGTGAATGTCTGTCTGCCGACCGGTTTAGGTTTTCTCGCCAATGGGTCCCGCCGTCCTTCTTTTGCGTTTTCTGCTCGCGCTCGCGAGCGTGACGTTCTTCTTCGTCGCCGGGCAGGTCGCCTTTGGACAAGCCGAGCGGCTGCTCGTCGAGCGTGAGCTTCGGCGCTGGCGCATCGATGCGCTCCGGGCACGACGCCGCCGCGCCTTCGCGCTCAAGCGCGAGCGGCTAGTTCGGCGACTCGTCGACCGGCGCGACGCGGCTTCGAATCGCCGCGTGTAGCGCGGAATTGCCGACGCCTCCCCCCGAGTGGCGGCGAGCGAGTCGGCGCTCGACGGCCACGTCGTGCAGGGCGTACAGGATGTCGGTCGCGAACCCGTCGAGCACGTCCGCCGGGATACCGAGCTCGAGCAAGGCCACGCCTTGCTGTTCCGTAATCTCGCCGCGCACGCTCTCGACGGTCGCTCTGCCGTACGCGCGCGCGGCTTGCTCGAAGCCGAGCTTTTCGAGCTCGCCCGTCTCACGGCGTAGCAGGCACGGCATGGCGCAGACGGGGCACACGATGATGAAGCCATTGGCCGAGCGTCGCCGCTCGAGATCGCGCATGACGTTTTCGATCTCGAGATGCAGTTGCTCATCGCAGCCCGGGCACACGAGCACGCGCTCGCCACAGTCGGGGCAGTCGTGGCCTATGGCCCAGCCCCCGGCTGTATCCCCTGCGGCCGTATCCCCGTCCTTGGCGTCGTCTGACATGATACCCGTGACCTCCCTGTTTCATAAGGGAGCACGACTTGGGCCCCGCGGGCAAGTCCTTTGTGTACCCACAGGCGCCGCGCCTCACCCCCCGAGGTGAGGCTCAGAGGCCCGGGGCGTGCTCGTCGGGGCTCTCGCAGATGATGCGCAGGAACGGATCGAGCAGGCGGCGCTCGCCGAGCGCGTGCGCGCGAGCGGTCTGCTCGTGGCACCAGCGCTCTGCCTCCGAGAGCCCGGCGAAACTGCGATCGACGCGAAACCAGCCCCCGTCGAGCAGCTGCTCGACCCGTACGTACAGCGGCGCGAGAGCGGTACCAAGCGGTGCTTTCTCGTTCAGAGGCGAGAGCGATGGTCTGGCCATGGGGGGGCGAGTGTACAGGTGGGCGCTCGGCGTACCAAACGGGACGTAGGGCCACGCATCGATGTTGACGAGCGGCAGAGCGGCGGCCATTGTCACGCCCTTACCGACAGGGGCGTCGGGAGGGTGACGGGAGCGGGGCGGATCCTACGGTGGGGCGCCCGCTCGGGTAGCGGTAAACCGAGACCCCCGAGGGCGCAATACACGGGTAATGTCGCGCGCCCGGGGGGTCTCTTCGCAACCGAGATTGCGATGGGTTGGATTCTACACACGAACGGAGGGCGGCGAAGCCAGCTTTTGCACTTCGCCAGACGATTATGTCGGGGCTGTTTCGCTATGGGGCAGTCTTCGGCACGGCTGTTGTACGTACAGCCCCCGAGAGCGTACACTCTCGGGCATGAAGGATACGACGAGAGGCGTCCGCTTCGCGCTTCGATTGACCGAGAGCGAGTATCGGGCGTGGCAAGCGGTGCAGCGCGCGCTCGAGCTCGCGAGCGTGAGCGAGACCGTGCGCCGAGTCATGCAGGATAAAGCTACGAGCGTCGGGCAACCGAGAAAGAACGGGAAGAAACGATGATGGCAGCAGCAACGACAGAACGACTGTGGACGGTAAAAGAAGTGCAGGAGTACCTGCAAATGAGCCGGAGTTGGGTGTACCGCGAGATAGAAGCGCGGCGCTTGCCGCACACGCGCATCGGCGGGGTCGTGCGCTTCATCCCCGAGCAAGTGCGCCAGTACGCCGAGCAACACGTCCGGAGCGAAGAGGGGCACGCGAAGGTCATCCCGCTCGGGACGCACCCCCGCAACCCGCGCAACCCGAAGGCGTCGCCATGAGCGGCGCCATGAGCGGCACAGCGGGCGCGCGCCCCGCGGTGCTGCCCGACGACATGGCGCTCGACGGGCTGTCGCCCGAGTACCGAATGGTCGCCGAGCGCGCCACCTACTACCTCGAGGCAACGCGCTACGTGGCGCAGCACACCCACTTGAGCTTTTTCACATGCGGGGTCGCCGTCGCATTGAGCGCGCTCGAGAGCGCCATGCGGGACCGGAGGGCAGCATGAGCACGCGCGCGCACATTCGAGAGTGCATCGAATGCACGGGGGAAGTGTTGGGGCTCGCGCGCCTGCTCGCGCACGCCTGGCTCGACATGCAGGCGACGGGCGGGGCGGCTGCGTTCCGGCGCGTCGCGCGCCTGCTCGACGAGCTCAGTGCATCGGTGCAACACGCCGACGCACGCGACGCGGCGCTCGACGGGCTGCTGGTCGCGGCCCTGCAAGAGACGAACGGCACGCTCGAGCTCATCATCCCTGGCGATGAAGAGCCGACGCTCATCCAGCCCGTCTACGGGCGGGCGCCATGAGCTCGGCGGACAAGGTGGGGCAGCGGATCCTTCGCAGCATGGGCGCTCACCTGAAGATCGGGAACTACGCTTCGGTGGTCCTGCTCGGGGCAGAGCTCATCAAGCACGCGACGCTCTGTCTCACGGCGGCGACCGAGCAAGAGCTAGAGAACCAAAAGGACGGTGGGTGATGGCGGGCAGTTACGCGAGAGAGACCAAGGACGGCAAGAAAGTCTGGTACGTCCGGTACAAGGACAGGAAAGGCGCCTGGGTCTCCAAGCGCACGACGGCCACGAGCGAGCGCGAATGCAACAAGCTCGCGCACGCGCTCGAAGGCCAAGCCGAAAAGCAGCGGCTCGAGCTAGAAGCTAGCCCGGGCTCATTCGAGGGCAGCTTCGGGGCGCTATGCCGCTGGGCCTTTACTGCGCACTTCAGCCTGCTCCGCGGCGCCCAGCATGATCGCGTAAGCCTGCGTCGCCACGGCGAACAGAGCCGGCTCGGCGAGCTGGCTGTCGCCGAGGTAAACAGCGTGGAACTGACGAAGTACTTTAGCGAGCTCGAGCACACGCCGACCGTGCGCGGCACGCCCATGGGGCCGGCTACGATCAACCGTATCCGTGCCCGCTTCTCGAAGGTGTTCGAGTGCGCGAAAGAGCACGGCCTGTTCGTGTTCGTCGGCGACAACCCGGCCCTGTGCACCCGGAGCCGGAGCGTGCCCGCTCGGCCGGGGGATATCCTCAGCCTGGATGAAATCCCGCGCGTGCTCGAGGCCCTGCCGGATCACTGGCGCGGGCTCTTCGCCACGTGCCTGTACAGTGGGCTGCGCAAGGGAGAAGCATTCGCTCTGCAGAAACGGGACGTGAATATTCACCGTCGCGTGATGCTCATCCAGCGCAGTCACGAGAACGACACGACCAAGGGAGGGCGCTTCGAGACCGTGCCAATACACGAGGATCTCGTTGCCTACCTCGAAGCCGCGCTCGAGAGCGCTGGACCCTATGTCTTCCCCAACGAGCAGGGTGAGCGTCGCAACCGAGGTCAAAAGTTACCCCCCATCCTTCGGAGCGCCCTGGTCCGGGCGGGCATTGTCGAGCGGTACGACCACGTGTGCCGGCGCAAGCTGGGCGTGAACGGCGGCGAGCCACTCGAGTGTGGCCACGTCGAGAGCCACCCGGACGACGGCCCCCGACGCTGTCCGAAGTGCAACATGAAGCTGTGGCCGGTCGGGCGTGCCCGCAACATACGCTTCCACGACACTCGGCATAGCTTCGCTACCCACGCCCTCGAGAGCGGGGCCAGTCTCGTCGCCGTCCAGAAGATCTTGCGCCATCAGGATCCCCGGCTCACGACGAAGACGTATGGGCATCTGTCCTCGCAACATTTGCAGAGTGAAGTGAACCGCATCGACTTTGGTTTGGGAGTGAGACTGTCGGGCATGGCCGCCGAAGGCATGGCACGGATGGCTATGGTCGCGGACCCCCCATCCCCGGATGCGTCGCTCGGGGCGAGCGAGCGAGGGGCGGCTCGGGGGGCTCCGGTGGAGCTCGTTACTCGGCCGTTACGGGAGCTGTTTCCGGTGGTCGAGAAGGGTGAATTCTGCATGCAAAATGCCGTAAATAGTGGAGTGGAGACGGCGGGGATCGAACCCGCGGCCTATGCGTTGCGAAAGCTGTTGGCCCCCCGTCCAGGGGATGCTACCGGGTCACAAGTAGCGGGAATCACTGACAACCGGTTTTCCATAGAGTCCAAGAATTCGTACCAAAGCGGCACGGTTGAGCACACGCTCGTTACACCGGTGTTACGGGGTGATTCGTACGTACAGCCATGCATTCCCGTTACACGCGGAGAATGCATCGGAGGGCGGGGGGTCCAGGGCGAAGGGCGAGAACGCTTCGCAAACCCTGCAAATCCTGCGCATGTCGTGCGTCAGCTCTCGGTCGCCGAAGTGGCGGAGCTGCTCTCCGTCAGTCGAGAGTGGGTCCGCAAACGCATCGAACGGGGCGAGCTCGAGCACGTTCGGCTGGGCGCCCACACCCGCGTGCCCGAGACGGCACTGGCCGCTTTCCTCGCTAAAGGTCAGAAATGACCCGGCCTGGAATGCAACGGGTGGGGGGTCGAGCTCGGCGCGCGGCAACCCCCGACCCCGTCGATGCGTTGGGCCCGCCCGATGGGATGCCCGCCCGAGCCGGTGGGCAGGTGCCCTACTCCAAGCGGAACGACTACGCCCCGGCGCCCGCTGACAGTCGCCCGACGATCCTTCGCGACTGGTGGCCCCGCCCGATCGCCTGGCGTGGTCTGGACTTCGTCGCCGACGACGCGTGCGACGACTGCTGGCGCACGCCGCGCGAGAGCGTCGACGACCCCTGGTGCTGGTGCCTGCTGCACATGCCGTACAACCCTGAGGCGTCGTGGGCGGGGCATCTCCGGCTCGGTGGCGATCGCTACTACGGCCGGGGGCATTCGCCCGCCGAAGCGCTCGAGGCGGCCATCGTCCAGGCGCGCTGGGCCGTGCGGGCCGTCGAGGATGCTCTGCGGCAGGTGGGTGAGGTCATCGCCCCGTGATGAACTTCGAAGACGAGTCTTACATAAGGCTCTACACCCGCGACACGCCAACCTGGCTTAGGCTCGGCTTCGAGGGCCAGGCCGTGCTCGGGCTGCTCCTGCGCAAGGTCGACCGGGCGGGGGTGCTCGACGGCGTCGACGACCCGGTCGCCGACGTGGCCCTCGTGCTCGGGGCGCCCTTGCCCTTTGTGGAGACGGCAATGGCCCGCCTGCTGCTGTTGGGTACGGTGGCGCACCGAGGGGGCAGGCTGGTGCTGCCCCGCTTCGTCGAGGCGCAGAGCGCCACTAAGAGCGACAAGACGCGGGCTCGCGACAGTCGGGCTCGTCGCCGTGACTTCGGGCGCGTCGTGGAGCTGACCACCGTCACGCCATGTGACGAGCCGTCACGAGAACCGGGCCCGCGTCACGCGCCGTCACGACCCGTCACTCCTAGCTTAGCTCAACCAAGCTCTAGCCTAACCGAGCGTAAGGATCTGGCGACGCTCGTCGGCGGGGTCGGGCTCAAGATGAAGTTTGGGGCCGGCTGGCAGCCGAAGCCCCAGCACGTCGAGCAGGCCCAGACGCTCGGCATCGAGCCCGACCGGTTCCGTGAGCTCGTGGCGCACGCCCGGCTCAAGGACTATCCGCGGGGCTTCTCGAGCGAAGACGACACGTTCTCGCGCTCGCTCTTATTCGAGAGACGAGACCAAGAGACCCGGAACTTTCAGAATTCCAAGCGGGCGACGAAATGAAAGCGAAACGCTACACGGGTAAGTGGCGCCAGTTCGACCTATTCGCCGTCGAGAACACGCCTGCGTCGCTGCCGATGGCGGAGTGCTCCTACCACGGCGCGGGCGCCATCTGCGACCGGTGCCCCGAGGGCTATTCGAGAGACGCGCATGGCTTTCCCCACCAGCGGCACGAGCGGGGGCCGAACCACCCGAAGAACGCGGGACCGAAGGCGGCGCATCTCTTGCGCGCGCTCTTACGGGTGTGCCCATCGTGCGACGCGCCGACGGCCTGGCGCCTGTGGGACCGGCACCGCGCCGAGTGCCTGGCGTGCAGCGGGGGTGAGGTCAAAAATGACCGCTAGGACGTTCCCCCATTGTGAGCTCGACATGCGCACCCAGGGGCGCGCGCGGCGCATGCGTACGCTCGGCGCCCCCGACTGGCTCGTCGCGGCAGAAGAGGACGCCAACCGCGACGGCTACACCATGCGGCGCGTGCCGGGGTGCGGGCCCACTTACTACCGCGTCCCGCTCGCCACCCACCAGGAAGAGCTGGAGATAGCGCTCCGACGCCAGGCGGCGCGCCTGGCCCGTGAGAGCGGACATCAGCGCATGCCGAACGCGAGCGCATACGGCGTGCCGCTCGGCGGCTACCGCCGGGCACCTGACGAATGGGCGGGCGACTTCGAAGAGCCCTGAACGATTGTTGTTCCAGGATGGCACGTTGTACGTACAGAGCGCTCGACACTGTACGTACAACCGCGCATGCTCTGGAGATGGGAATGCATATCACGACTCGGCAGATGGCAATGATTGCGGACGAAGCCCTCGACGGCGGCGACATGGCGCTCTGGAGTCTCGGCAACGATTGCCTGCGCTACGGCAACCTGTACGGTCACATCGGCGAGCTCTGCGCGCTCATCGAGCGGCAGCACCTGGACCTCGTGGCCGCGCACTACTCCAAGGTGGTTCGGCTCTGAGGGCCCCCGTCGCCCCGCTCCCGCCCCATACCGCAAGGTTGGGGCTTTCGGCGTTAGGAGCACCCAACATGCAGAACCCCTACCCATCAATCGCGCTCGTCGACACGAGCTACCTCTTCGCCGTCAACTGGCACGCCCAGGTCAAGAGCGCCCAAAACAACGCGGGCGCTGATACCTTGCGCCAGATCGGCCGGGTCCGTCAGACCGTCGGTCACATCATCTGTTGCATCGACATGCCGCCCTACGCGCGCAAGACGCTTTTCGCCGACTACAAGGCAGGCCGCGAAGATCCGGGCCCGGCCTACTACAAGCAACGCAACTGGCTGATCGAGCAGCTCGACATCGAGGGCTTTCAAGTCGCAGGCGCCCAGGGCTTCGAAGCCGACGACATCGTCGCGACGCTGTCCGTCGCCTACCGGCTCGTGTGTGACGACATCCGAATCGTCAGCGCGGACAAGGACAGCTACCAGCTCGTCAATCACAAGGTGCGCATGTTCGTGCCCGCCATCGCCGGGCGCCCCGAGAAGGTCATCGACGAAGACAAGGTCGTCGACATTACGGGCGTCAAGCCGAGCCTGATGGTCGACTGGCAGGGCCTGGTCGGGGACGCGGGCGACAACGTGCCCGGGTGCAAGGACATCGGCCCGAAGACGGCGGCCAAGTTACTCGGCAAGTACGGGTCTATCGATGGCATCTACCGCGCCATGGCGACGCCGACCGTCGAGACGGTGGCGTTCATTGGCAAGGCCCACTACGCGAACCTGAAAGAGCAGCGCGCCGCCGTGCTCCTGAGCCGCCAGCTCGTGCAGCTGCAGACGAACGCGCCAGTCGACGTCTCCGCGCTGCTCGAGCCGAAGAAAGCGAGCGACGAGAAACGCGCCCCGCTCGTCTCGGCCCCGTCCGACAGCGACGCTGACGACAGCATGTTCATCACCCGGAACGAGACCCCCGCGCCCTTGCCGCCTCTGCCCTTGGACGGCGACGACGGCTACATGCCGACCGACGAAGAAGAGCAACAGGCCCGCGACCGCGACCGCCGCGAGCGCACGGCGCCGCCCCCGAGCCTCGACCCCGCCCAGGTCATCAGCCCCCCGCCGCCCCCCGCCGCGCCGCCCTTGCCCGACCCCAAGGCGACCGAGCGGTTGCATGAGGCCAAGGCCACGCGCGAAGCCGAAGCCGCCGCGGGCCCCGTCCGCCCGCGTAAGACGAAGCCCCGGCAAGACGAGCACCCGAGCGACGGGGGCGAACAGCTCGTCGTCGACGCGACCCCGGCGACGTCTATCGTCATGGGACCGGGCTACGGTCTCGCGCTCGAGCCGCGCAACATGACCCAGGCCGTCTGGGTGGCGCAGCAGATCGAGGCCGCGAGCTTGTTTCCGAAGCTTCGGACATGGCAAGCCCATCTCGCCATCATGATGGTGGGGCGCGAGATGGGGCTGTCCACGATGGCGGCCCTGATGAACTTCGAGCTCGTCGAGGGGCGCCCGACGCCGCGCTGGCAACTCATCATGGCCTGCGCGGTGCAGCACCCCGAGTGCGAATACTTCGTCATGATCGAGAGCGACGACGAACACGCGACCTTCGAGACCAAGCGCCGGCGTAACCCACAAGTCGATACTTACACGTACACCATCGACATGGCCCGCCAGGCCCAGCTCGTCAAACCCGGCAGCGGCTACGACAAGCACCCGGCGGCGCTGATACGCAAGATGTGCTGCGTGCATCTGGCTCGCGTCACGTACCCCGACAGCAAGGCGATGGGCCTGTACTTCCCCGAAGAGCTCGGAGTCGAGGCAGCATGAGGTTCGGGGTCGATCCGCCAGAAGAGGAGGGCCCGGCGCCGCGAGACCCGGACCAGTGCGACTGTGGCCTCGAGCTCACGGATGCCGTTGGGCCCGGCGGCGAACGCGACCGGGTATGTCCAGCGTGCGACATGAAGGAGCCGCACAAGTGAGGGGCTGGCTCACGCTCGCGGGCTACCTCCTGCTCGCGCCGTTCTGCGTGCTCTGGTGGGCGGTCAGGTGGGTGACTAGGCCCCTGCGCACGGAGGCGGGCGGCAAGGTCGTGCTCGGGGTTGCGATGATGCTGTTGGGTCTCTGGCTACGCGCGCGCTAGTATCCCCCGGTGGCTATGGTTGCCACACGCCCCCGTCGAA